TAGTTGGTTTTGGTCAAGCTTCAGATCAAATGAAGTTCGCTCCGAAAGCACAGTTGACCGCATCTATTGATAACTGGGGCCCATATTACATTGCTAAAGTAGGTCAAGTACTTGATGGCACATGGACATCAGGAGATTATTTTGGTACTATGGACGAAGGTGCTGTTCAAATGGCACCGTTTGCAAATATGCCACCTATGGTAGCTGAAGAAGCTCAACGTATTAAGGATGCTATTTCTAGTGGAGAACTTCATGGTTTTACTGGTCCGATTAATAAGCAAGATGGTACACCATTCTTAGCTGAAGGTGAAGTTGCAACACGAGCGCAGCTTGATACTATGATGTTTTATGTCGAAGGTATTGATGCAGCTGTACCAAATTAATATATGCCTGATTGGATAATACTAGCAGGGCTATCTCTTACTTTGACGGCCCTGTTTCTCATTTTTGATAGGAAAGACGATGATTAGTTTTATTTACAGTAGTTGGAATGTGGTGATGGATCATAATCTTAATCCATTAAGTAATATTCCAGATTTAAATACACGCCATATGATTATGCAAGTTCTGGCTTGGATGTGGTGTATCGTATTCGGTATTATTGTAGGAAGTATGTGGGCAGGTCTTTATAGTATGATAGCACATTCATTGTTGCTAGGAGCTGTTGCTATTACCGTGGCTACATTTGAAATGGCTAAACGTAAACCATACGGTTTTTACAGTGGTAGAGGTCCTGGTGGCGAGCACGAATAATAACTCATATGCATATAATAAGAAATAAAGAAGGTGATATTATTGCACTATCTTCAAAAAAAGAAGATGTTATTAATATTGCAGATAAAAAAATGGATAAAGCTGATTATATTTTGGAAGAAATATTAGATGGCATACAACTTAGAGAAATTTACAGAGTTTATTACGGAAAAATAAATAATGACTGATGAAGAAGTAAGAGCGGCAGCTCAAAAAGAGGCAGAAAAAACCTTTGAACAATTCATATTATGGTCTAAAAGAATACTACTTTGGTCTATTATTTTTTTACTTATAGTAGTAGTAGGCTGTAACTCTGGCGTACAAGATGATATATATCCAGGATATAATGGTGAACAATATAATCCAACGATATAAACGATTTATAGAATGGTATCACATTCTTAGAAAAAACGGTAATACCATGGGCGTATGTAATGTGGGCCCATGGTATAGTCGTTATAATAGATTTAATTGTATATGCTGGGCTTGGTCTAATTCTGGCACACACACTATAGATGGCAAAAATTTATAGTTTACAAATACCTCATAATATGATATAATAATTCCAACTGGAGGTTATTAATTTGAATTCATTCTACACTTCTGTGAACCGTTACGGTAATTCTATTCTTTATCGTGGATATTCCCCTAATGGTTCACCAATAAATCAACGTTATAAATTTAAACCAAAATTCTGGGTAGCATCTAAGGATCCCACAGAAATAAAATCATTTGACGGAGGTAATATATCTCCTGTGCAATTTGAGAACATGCGTGAAGCTAAAGAATTTCTTGAACAGTATTCAGAAATGGATGGTGTAAAGATATATGGAACACGGAATTACATACATCAGTTTATTACCGATAAGTTTCCTGATGATATTAAATTTAATCCAAGTAGTATAAATGTAGTAAATTTTGATATAGAGGTTGCCTCAGATGATGGATTTCCAACTCCAGATGCTGCAGCATATCCTATTATATCCATTGCTCTTAAATCTAGTAAATCTTCCATATATCAAGTGTGGGGTTTAGATAACTACGATCCATCTAAAACAGAAATTAATTTAGATGGTGGTCAAATACAGTATCATCAATTTGATTCTGAACAAGCTATGATGGCTTCGTTTTTAACTTATTGGACTAAAAATTATCCTGATATTATTACTGGCTGGAATACTAGATTCTTTGATGTTCCATATCTTGTTAATCGTATTAAAATTATCGGTACAGAAGAAGCCGCTAATAAATTATCTCCATGGAAACTTGTTAATGAAAGAAATACCACAATCATGGGCAGACCTCAGGTTAACCATGAGATTGTTGGTATCCAACAAGCAGACTATCTTGAACTATTTAAAAAGTTTGGATATTCATATGGCACTCAAGAATCATATAAACTAGATCACGTAGCACATACTGTTCTCGGAGAAAAGAAACTTTCTTATGAAGAACATGGTAATCTTTACACATTATATAAGCAAGATCATCAAAAGTTTATTGACTATAATATCAGAGATGTTCAGCTAATTGATAAGATGGATGCCAAAATGGGCCTTATTAATTTAGCAATGACTATGGCTTACAGAGCGGGTACTAATCTTTCTGAAACATTTGGTACCACATCTATCTGGGAGTCAATTCTTTATCGAAGACTTCTTTCAAAAAACATTGTATCTCCAGTAGAACAAATACAAAGAGTTGCTTATGAAAACAATTCTAACCCTAATATCATCGAGGGTGGTTATGTAAAAGATCCTCAAGTCGGTGCACATGACTGGGTGGTATCATTTGATTTAAATTCTCTATATCCAAATATCATTGTACAGTCTAATATATCTCCAGAGACTATTATTCGTAATAAAACTTGGAGAACATTTCAACAAGGTGTTGATTACTATTTAAATGGTGAAACTAAAGTAGATAGCGAATATTCTGTTTGTGCAAGTGGTGTACCTTTCTCAAGAGAAAAGCAAGGTGTGATTCCAGAACTCATTGTTGATTACTATTCGGAAAGAAGCGTAATTAAGAAAAAGATGTTGGATGCCAAATCACAGTATGAAAAAACAAAATCATCATATCTCGAAGCAGAAATCAATCAGCTAGAAAATAACCAAATGTCAATTAAGATTTTACTTAATTCTCTTTATGGTGCTCTTGCTAATAAACATTTTAAATACTTTGATAATGCCCTAGCTGAGAGTGTAACACTTACTGGTCAGCTTTCCATTAAATGGGCAGAGCGTGCTATTAATCAAGAGATGAACAAAATTCTTAAGACAGACGATTTTGACTATGTTATTGCTATTGACACAGATTCAGTTTATATTAATTTTGGACCCCTTGTTACAAAATTAAAACCAAAAGATCCCGTAAAGGCTATTGATAAACTATGTCAAGATCATTTTGAAAAGATTATTGCCAAAGCATATGATGGTTTATATCATAGACTTAATGGTTATACTCCACGCATGGAAATGGGTAGAGAAGTTATTGCTGATCGTGGTATATGGACTGCAAAAAAACGCTATATACTTAACGTACACAATAATGAAGGTGTTCAATATGCAGAACCTAAACTAAAGATGATGGGCATTGAAGCTATTAAATCTTCAACTCCTGAGGTAGTCCGAGATAAGTTTAAAGAAATATTTAAGGTTATTATTACTAGCACTGAGGCAGAAACTCGTAGATATATTAATGACTTTAAAGCAAAATTTAAATCTCTACCACCTGAAGCTGTGGCATTTCCACGTGGGGTTTCTGATATTAGTAAGTTTTCGCATAAGAAGAATATTTATTGTAACTCTAATAATTCTAAACAGTGGTCATCGGGTAGTCAGACAGCAACAATAAAAACCACACCTATTCACGTTCGTGGTGCACTTTTATATAATCATCACGTTAAAGATAAGGCACTAGATAAAAAATATATTATGATACAAAACGGAGAAAAGATTAAATTTACATATATGAAGCTTCCGAATCCTATTCGTGAGAATGTAATTTCCTTTCCTGACTATCTACCTGAAGAATTAAATCTGCATAAATATGTAGACTATGAGATGCAATTTGAAAAAACTTTTATTGAACCACTTAATCCTATTCTTGAAGCCGTTGGTTGGTCTGTCAAGGATGTGCAAACATTGGAGGACTTTTTTGGATGAATTATATATTTGATGTAGACGGAACTTTAACACCAAGCCGCATGCAAATAGATAAAGAGTTTAAGGAATTCTTTTTAGAATTTACAAAGAAAAATAATGTCTATCTTGCTACAGGATCCGATTATATAAAAACAGTAGAACAACTTGGAACAGAAATCTGTGAAAGTGTTACTAAGTGTTATAACTGTTGTGGTAATAGTGTTTGGCAAAACGGAGAAGAAATATTTAGATCTGATTGGACACTATCTGACGAATTAAATAAATGGTTAAAGAAAGAATTAAAGAAAAGTAAATTTGATATCAGAACTGGTAATCATATTGAACAAAGACCTGGCTTAGTAAATTTTAGCATTATAGGTAGAAATGCTTCCTTTGAAGAGAGGTTTATCTATACTCAATGGGATGAACAAGTAGAAGAAAGAAGGACAATTGCCAGAGCATTTAATCAACAGTTTGCATATTATAAAGCACAAGTGGCAGGTGAGACGGGTATTGATATTATGCCTATAGGATATGATAAGAGACAGATTGCTGATGATATTGAAGGCCCGCTAATATTCTTTGGTGATAAAATGGCACATGGCGGTAATGATTATCCATTAGCTGAGGTAATACAGTATAGAGAAAATTCTTGGAATTATGAAGTAAAAACTTGGAAAGATACTCATAAAATATTGGTTAGCTTATCATATAATGGTTTACAATAAGTAAAATATAGTGTATAATAGTACTATAAGGAGATGAAAATGAAAGCAGGTAAGGTATGGGGTACAACGGAACTTATTGAAGCCAACGGTGCTTTAGAGTTTCATCGTATTGAAATGGAAGAAGGTGGTGTCTGTTCTAAGCACTTACATCGTTATAAGTGGAATGGTTTTTATGTAGAATCTGGAAAGATGCTTATTCGTACATGGCAACGTGATTACGATTTAGTTGATATTACTATTCTTAATGAAGGCGATTATCACAAAGTTAAACCTGGTCTTTATCATCAGTTTGAGTGTCTTAAAGAAGGCGTAGCTTATGAGTTATACTGGGCAGAGTTTAATCATAATGACATTGAACGTGAGTCTGTTGGTTATCATATGGATGATATAGATGACTGATTCTTTTTCTAATGTAACAAGAGTAGAAGTTATTGATAATAACGGTAGATCATATACTAAAAATTGGGTGGATAGTGTAGAAATACAACTTCAAGACGACGGAAGAACTCTTAAATTATTTGTCCGTTATGATGATGAGGAAATAGCAGATGACTGAGTATGTAGTATTAACAGCAATTCAACAGTTTAGGACTCGTTATGTAGTTCCGATAGAAGAAATAAAAGATTGTGATCCTGAAATCTTTATTAAAGATTCTGTTACTTTTGGTGAAGTAAAAGAATTTAGCCAATTAGATTTAAAAGAAAATATAATTGATGTTCAATTGTATAATGAAGATAATCTTTTAGAACTGTTTGACAAAGATAATGATTATCTTTCTGGCTGGGATAAAGAACAAAAAATAAAATGGATTAGAAATTGGGAAGAAGGGTTATGAGAGTAGGGTTAACTGCTAGTACGTTTGATCTACTACATGCTGGGCATATAATGATGTTAAGAGAAGCTA